AACTAAAGATGATTTATTAAATCCTATAGATAAAGAGATAAAAATAATACCTGTTGTTGAAGGTAAAATTTTTGGAATACTTGGAGGTTTACTTTTATCAGGTTTTGCAACTGAAATAGGTGTTGCTATAGGACTAAAAGGGTTTGCATTAACATTATTTGCTGGTGCAGCTACATCAATTGGAACACAAATGGCATACAACAGTATAAATAATTATTTATCACCAAAATCTACACCTACCTCATCTTTAGAACCAGAAGATGCCACTGTTAACTTTGCATTTAGTGGAGTCACAAATGTTAGTCGTGCTGGTGTTGCACTGCCTTTGGTTTTCGGGAAAATTTTTGTCGGAAGTATAAATGTATCAAATGGAATTGACACAGATCAGATTGAGGTTTCTGTATAATGACTCAATTTATTAATTTTGCTGAGGAATTTGGAGATTTCAACCCAAGCAATCAGGGTATTTACAATAACAGTAACTTTAAATCTCATTATTTTGGAGATATAACAGATAAACAATTAGATGATTATTTATTATCACAAGGTACTGGTGGTTTAGGTAATGATGTTGTTTTTGATGCTGCTGGAAAGCTAGTTGAAATAGATGGTGTAAAAGTTGAAACTGGTGCATATAGCCAGTCAGGAACAACTGCAACAATAGTTCAAGTTGGTGATCAACCTATTGGTGTGGGTGAAACTTTAAATTTAATTTTTAATGTTGGAGCATTTGATGAGGCAAGAGAAATTTTAACAGTTGCCTCTGTAATTTCAGATACCTCTTTTACAGTAATACGTCCAAATTCACAAACAGTATCAAGCGAAGTAGTAAGTTTTTATAAAGAAAATGTTGGTTTGTCTAGCACTTATACTCAAACAGCAAATGTTGTTACTGTTAATCACAATGGTACTGAAACATTAGCTGTCGGTGATGTTGTTGATTTGAATGTCACATCTGGTTCTGGTACAACACAAAACGCAACAGTTACAGCTGTTATTTCATCAACACAATTTCAAGTTGTTAGCAATACCGCCGTAACTACTTCAGGTAATGCTTCTTTTAGAAAACAAAACAGGCAAAATTTAGTTGAAGGAAGTGTAGATGGAATAAATGGTTTTAATCTTACATTATCTAGTAAACAGTCAAATAATCTTATAGATGTTTTGACTGAAGGAGAGATAGCTGGTTTTCATACACCATTAGAAGCTAATCTTACGCAAGGAACTGATAAATATAATATTGCAGCATTAAAAGATGTTTTCCTTAACGGAACACAGGTACTAAAACAATCTGCAGATATAAATAATCTTAAAGAAGGTGATTTTAATTTTGCAAGGCAAGATGTTAGTTTTGAACCTAGATTTGGTAAATCTAATCAAACATCGTTAACTACAATAAATCAAATAGAATCTGAAACTGCTGTAGGTGTTGAAGTGACAAAAGCAACTCCAGTTTCAAGAACTATTTCAAATCAAATAGATAAATTAAGGATTACAATTGCTTTTCCTTCTCTGCAGCAATTTAATACAGATGATGGATCTACAGATGGAATACAAGTTAATTTATCTATAAAAATTACAGAGAACAATGGTACCGAACATAGAGCTATAGATGGCAGTTTAGGGGCTGTTATTGGTAAGACAAATACACAATATTTTAGAGATTATATGATTAAAGGTTTATCAAATTTAAATTATCCTATAACAGCTACTGTCACAAGAGTTACGAATGATTCCACTGATACAAACTTACAAAATAAATTTATTTGGTCATCTTTTAGTGAAATTACAGCAGAGGGCAGACCTTATCTTGACATTGCTCATGTTGGCTTACGTTTTAATGCGGAATCATTTAGATCAATTCCTACGAGAACATATTTAATAAAAGGAATAAAAGTAAAAATTCCTGTTAATGCAACTGTAAGAGCAGATGGCAGTTTATCTTTTAGTGGTAGTTTTAACGGCACTTTAAAGCCAGATAAGGAGTTTACAAACGATCCAGCGTGGGTTTTATATGATGTTTTAACTAATACACGTTATGGAGCATCAATTCCAGAAGCAAATATAGATAAGTTTGCTTTTTATTCCGCATCTGAATACAACTCAGAACAGATAGATGATGGATCTGGAGCAGGTACAACTGAAGCTAGATTTAGCTGTAATGTCAATATTAATAATCAGATGGATGCTTTTACTCTTATACAGAATATTTGTTCTGTAATGCGTGTACAGGCATTTTATGAGGCAGGCAGTATAACGATTTCACAAGATAGACCATCAAATCCTGTCTACACATTTAATATTTCAAATGTTACTGAAGGTGGTTTTTCATATGCCAATCAAAGTCAGAAAGCAAAATACACAAAAATAAATGTAGGTTTTTTTGACATGGTAACTCAGGCTATAGATTATGAAACAGTAGATGATTTAACAGCACAGTCAAGGTATGGAATAAAAACACAAACCATAAAAGCATTTGGCACAACATCAAGAGGTCAGGCTTCTAGACATGCTAAATGGTTATTGTTTAACCAAAATAATTCATCTGAAATAGTTAACTTTAGTGTTACTGCTGAAGCAGGGGTATTGGTACGTCCTGGACAGATAATATCTATAGCAGATGAGCTAAAACAGGGAGTCAGAAGAGGAGGAAGAATTAAAACAGGTATCAGCACAACTCAGATAGAAGTTGATGATACAGCATCCACTGATCTAGTCACTTCCAATACAGCAAAATTGTCGGTAATCTTATCGGATGGAACGCTCGAAACAAAAGATATTAGTGGTATATCAGGTGCTACTGTTACTGTTTCCTCTGCCTTTTCATCAGTACCTCAAGCAAATAGTATTTGGGTTATAGAAAATACAATACTAGAACCTACAACATGGAGAGTTGTAAATGTTCAAGAACAGGAAAATCTTACATTTAGCATTACAGCAGCATCACATAATAGTGGTAAATATGATTTTGTTGAGGATGGAACTCCATTACCTAGTAAAAACTTTACTCTAATAACTAAAAGATTACCTGCTCCACAAAACTTTACGGCAAGCGAAGATATTGTTGTTATAAATAATAAAGCAGTCTCAAGATTAAATATTCAATTTGCTGCTGTCAGAGGTGCTATTGGGTATTACCTTCAATATAATTTTAATGACGGTAATTTTGTAAACCAACAAATAAAATCAACAGAATTTACCATTGATAATATTAGAAATGGAAAATTTGTTATAAGAGTTTTTTCTGTAAATGTAAGAAATAAATTAAGTAATGCACCTAATGAAATTATTTTTAACGCTGTTGGAAAAACAGAATTACCAGAAGATCCAAGTAATTTAACAGTCGAACCTATTAATGACCAATTTCTACGATTAAGATATACACAAAGTATTTCAAAAGATGTTTTACATGGTGGAACAGTTGAAGTAAGACATAGTTCAGATGCTAGTCAACTTTCAACTTTTTCAAATTCAGTTCAAATAATTCCTGCACAACCTGGTACTTCAACTGAGTGTATAGTACCCGCTTTATCAGGAAGTTACTCTATAAAATTCGTTGATGATGGAGGTAGGAGGTCTCAAAATGCAGCTAGAGTTTTTGTTACTCAACCAGACCCACAACCAAAACAAATTATTTTAACCAGAAGAGAAGATATTGACAGTCCAAAATTTTCTGGTGAAAAAGTTAATACATTCTTTTCTGCAAATTTTGATGGTTTGATGTTGTCAGGAACAACTTTGTTTGATTTTATACCTGATTTTGATGCTCTTAGTAGTGTTGACTTTGCAGGGCCAATCGCTTCTTCTGGTTCCTATGATTTTGAAAATAAAATAGATTTAGGAGGAAAATTTAATCTTAATTTAAAAAGGCATTTTGTAACTTCTGGTGTATTAGTAAATGATTTATTTGATACAAGATCAGCTAATATTGATCTTTGGACTGATTTTGACGGCACTATTGCCGATGATGTTGGAGCTTCTTTATTAGTAGCTACAACAGATAGTGATCCAGCATCTTCATTTTCGGGTACTTATTCTCAGAATAATACTACTTTAACAATAACAAAATCTAGTCATGGCTTGTCATTTGGAGATTTTATAGAAATAGATTTCACTACAGGCAATGCGTCAGAAATATTAGCGACATATTCACAAACAGCACAAACTGTAACTGTAACAAAATCTAGTCATGGCTTTAGTTTTAACGATACTGTAAAAATTAATATAAGTTCTGGT